AAACTTAAAGGTAATATTTCTTAACCATATAGGCATATTATATACAGTATCATAATCATACCCACCACGACCATGAAATACTATTTCATGAATTTGTCTAAATAAGCTAAATCTATACTCTTGCGTCAGGCCAAAAAAACTGTACCTGGATAGGTACGGTGACCTCCTCCTCACCATTAGATCCTTCATGAATAAAAGTCATGCGTACATCAGGTTGGTGTTCCTTGATGTGGGTTCTAAAAGATGAAGCATCTCTAGCAAGTAAATAATTATCTACAAAATCACGAATTACTGATTTTTCAGCATCTCCATCTACTGATAAAATTTGGTGTTTTAATCTAGTTGAAATAGAAGCGTCTGAGTTTTTATTGATTCTTTTTAAACCTTTGATTTCAGCGTCTATAGCTTTATCATCTCCAGCTGTGAGATATTTAAAAGTAATTTTGTTTTTTCCAACAGGAGTAATGAAATCAAATTCATTAATCCCACGAGTAACTTTAGTTTCATCTAACTCAATAGAAGGAAGTTCATTAAGGTCAATTGTAACTTCTTCACCTTCATATGTAAAAGAATAATCTTTACCATAACCCAAAACACGGGCTGCGATCATAATTGCGTTTTTATCACCAATCAATAAGTCATCCCAATTAAATTTAGTTACAACAAGTGATTGTAATAATTTATCAATTACAATACCCTGTTTAAGATAACTCATGTTAGTAAGGATGTCTTCTTCTTTAGCAGTCATGTATTTCATTTCAACAGTACCACTTGATAATGGGTGTCCTTCAGGGTATAATAAACCTTTTGAAGGTAATTCTACTATTTCAGTAGGGAATTTGAATTTTTTTTCTTCCATAATTTTTATTAATAATAACTTAGTTACGAGTATACATATTAAGATAAAAAAAGAGCTTGACAAAGCCAAGCTCTCTTTAAAAATATTTTGAATTTCTTTATTAGAAGTTCAATACGCAATAATCCATTCCAAGTACTACTGTTAAGTTTTGAGCAGCAGCTTCGTTATCCCAGTTATATTCACCAAATTCGGCTGATTTGATAAAGGCACCTTTAACAATCCATTCAGAAACGATATCACCTACAGGACCTAATATGTCGATTTTAACATCTTTTTTATACATATCAGAATATCCATCACGACCAGTTACTGATTCGTGGTGTAAACGTACCCATTCCATTACTGCTTGAGCACCTGAAGGGGTGATTGGATCAAACAAGGTCATTGTTAAATCGTTCCACTTCAACTTACCTTTAATTTTTCTATAGGTGTTGATATGGTTTAATACAATTTCTTCCTGAGCAAAGCCTACAGATGAAATAGCTTTAATTGTATAGGCAGGAATGCCATCAACATACATAATAAATCTATTTTGTAGCTTTGGTTCAAAAGCTGTGAAGAAAATTTCGTTGGAATCTAATATCGCCATTTTATTATCGTTTATTATAAATATTCACTCTTTAAAAAATTACGCTGGGAAAGTAGCTCCAGTTGGTAAGATGTTGAAATCCAAGTAAATGAATTCAGCAGTCTTAGTAGGTTGTAAGTAAATTTGACCTACCATCTGGTTTCTATCGATCACATCAGGAGTATTGTTTGAATCATCCATAATTACTTTGAACGCGTACAAACCTTGACGTTGTTGTACTGATTCTAAGTATGGGTTAACTTGAGCTAAGAAATTATTTCTTGTAGCAATTGTATTTTGTTCGAATACTAAATCTTGAGCTACTTCTGAGATATAATTTTTCAAAGCGATTAACAATCTACGAACGTTTACACGATCTAAAGCAGATGCTTTGGTTTGTAATGTTTTCTGTCCGTATACTACAACACCAGTACCTGGGAATGTAGCGATTGGGTTAACTTTACCAGTGTAAAGAGTATCTCTTTGTGTTTGAGTTAATTTTTGTTCTGCTCTTACTACTGCACTTAAACCACCTCTGTTAATACCAGCAGGAGCAAACCATGGCTCACTTACTGTATCATTGTAAGCATATACACCTGGGATCATTGTTGAAGCTGGGACCCAAACTAATGCACCTGTTTCTGGTTCGATTACTTGTACCCAAGGCCAGTATGCAGCAGCGTATGAAGTATTTCTTTGGCTAGCTTGAGATACTAATGTGGTTGTGCTTGATCCGTGAGGAGCTAAATCAACTACATAAATATTATCACCTCGGTTTTGAGTATTGTTAATAATATCAGTAATTTTAGCATTGTAGTTAGTATCAGAGTTATACAAACCAGGAGTTACTAATACATTAAACTTATAATCATCTTGGTTAGATAATAAGTTAATCATATTATCATAACAACCAGCTGTTAAACCTTGTGTATTTGTACCGTTAATATTGTCATAGAAATTAGCACCACCTTTTACATCACCTATTGCAGCACCGAATGAACCGCTTTGAGCTACAGGAATATACGGAGTATAAGCAGCTTTAGGAGTACCAGTATTATCAAAATAGTTAGGCATTAAGAAATCTTTATCAATAGATGCTACATAAAGATATCTTGAGTTATTTTTATAAGTACCGTTAACATCAATTTTGTAGTTAACTGAATCGTATGATTCATAAGTATCACCAATTACTTTAGAGATGAAGTTTGGAGCTAATGGGTCTAATGATAAACCAGTCCATGTTTCAAGAACAATCTTGTTATTTGTATTATCATCTCCTCTTCTAACTAAAAGATCAAATGTACCAGATGAAGTTGAAGGGTTAGTAATTTCCCATCTTAAATTATCTGAAGTACCATTTAATAAAGATCCTGATGCATCTAAAGCAGAGTCACTGTTCATAATAACACCATCAGAGATAGTTTTAAGAACAAATGCACTACCAGAAGCAATAGCACCAGCTGTACTACCAGAAATAAATGATGAAGATGCAGGAGTAAATGAACCCGTAGCTACTCTAGCAACTAATAAAGCTTCACCACCATTAGCGAAGAAATTATAAGCTGCGATTGAGGTAAAGTATGAGTAAACATTACTTGCACTTACTAAAGTAGTACCAAATCTGTTAGTGTAATCACTATATGAAGTAACCAATGTTGGTACCTCAACAGGACCTAATACTGTTGGTCCGACGATAGCTGCAACTCTAGTAAATGGTCTTTCCGAAATGAAAGATGAGTCGTTTTCTCTTGCTAATACACCCGGAGATATTAATGTTTCTGCCATGTTATAAGTTATTTTATTTTATTATAAATATGTGAAAAAAGTTCAAAAGTCATCGTTTTATGAATTCACCTGTAACAATATCAATATTTCCTTCACCGTATTTTTCTCGAAACTTATTTCCTAAAGAAACACTTTTATTATTTAAATTAACCAATTGATTAATCAATTCTTTTTTTTGCAACTCTAAATTTTGAATTTCAACCTCAATATTACCAAATGAATTTGTTAACTCATTTCGTTCATTATTTAAAGTTTGCAATGAATATAACTCTTCTGGTGTCAAGAACTGCTTGTCCATGATATAAATATCTAGTAGATTTTATAAATTAAGAATTTTATCTAAAGATTTAAATACTTTTTCAGGACGAATTAATTTAGTACATTCAAATTGTCTATTTGTATTTTTATGATCAGGACACCATTCCCAATCTCCAGGATTTAACCATTCTCTGTTAAAACAACCTGTACATACATTAGAATCGTAATTAAATATACGTTCACAATCTAAAAATTCACTATAGGGTAAACTGAATCCTGAAATTAGAATTGTTGGGGTTCCAATAGCCCAAGATAACCAACTTAAACCACTACCTAAACCAATAAAAGCATCAGCGTATTTTAAATCAATCATTCTGTCTTCAATCGGGTAATTTCCTGTTTTATCAATTACTCCGGTTAATGTTCCACCTAATTTAGAATCATGCCAAGCATCTCCTAAACGTTCGTGGGTAATCATTACTACTTTGTATCCATGTTCATTTAAGTAGTCAACAACTCGTTGCCATCCACCTGGATGGTTCCAGTACTTAGCATGGGCTGAAGCATGAGGGGCGATACAAACATATTTATCTTCAATTTGTCTCTCTTTATCTGGGATTACCATTTTAGGTTTGATTTCACTGTATGAAAGTCCTAAAGTAGCGGTTGATGTTTCTCCAAGAGGGTGTTTTTTAAAGTCAATAGGAATTTTTGAGTAGTTAACTGTTCTATCTTCATTATAATGCCAACCAATAGTATACATAGCATATAAACTATGAACCTCAGTTCCTGGTTTTACAAAAGTTAATTCTGGGTATTCTTTTTCAAACCATTCATTATGAAAAGTTGATGTAATTACTTCGCAATTGTGTTTTTTTCTAAATTCATCTACATAAGGAAA